GTTCGCGTCCCGGATGGAGACGTTGTTCGCGTCGAAGATTTTCTTAAGTTCGCCGCCCTTGGTCGCGGCGTCGCCTAGCTCCTTCGTCAGCTTGCCGAGCAGGGTGACAATCTGGTCCTGAGACACACCGGCCCCGATGCCGGCGTAGACCAACTCCTGCAACTCCTTGACGCTCACACCCGCCTTGTCCGCCGCCTCCCCAAGCGAGCCGATGGCGGACACGGCGTCCATGAAGAAGCCGGGAAGCTGAGACAGCGCGCCGATGCCGATGCCGACACCGAACGAGGTCAGAAGTGTGCGGCCAACCGTGGCAATCTTGTTGTTGAGGCCGGTGAAGGCGCTTTCCATGCGCTTGCCGCTGGCGCGCGTCGTGCCTTCGAGCTTCTTAAGCTGCGATTCGAACTGCTTGGTCCGGGCCTCGATCTGGACGATAAGGCGATCGACGTCGATGTCTGCCATCGTTCACCTTCGGGGCTTGTCCGGGTACTTCGCCATGAGCTCGTCGCGGATGGCGCTCAGCTCTTCGTTGGTCTTGCCGGACTTGCCTGACTTGCGGCCGCCGTTCTTCTCGACGTAGCCGTCCATGGCCGCGAAGAATTCGTAGGGAACCGCATCCCAGAACTGGTCAGGCGACCACGCGAGCGGGCCTAGCGCTAACTCGAGGAACCGGCGCGGCGGGTAGAGCCCTTTTAGCTCTTCTCCCCGTCCGCGCTTTCCGCGTTTTTTGCGTCAGGCTCCTTGCCCGGCTCGACACCCGTCAGCGCCTTCACGATGGCGTTCTGGATGTCCGAATACGCGGGAAGGAAGTCCATGTCGGCGAGCGCCTTCTCGTCGAAGGCGTCGACCGCGAGGCACTTCACGCCTTCGATGATCGCGCGGGCGTCAGAGAGCATGAGCATCCGCAGAACCGCTCCGATGCCCTCAACCCCAAGCGCCCCCTGCAACCTCGCGAGATTGCCGAAACTCCCCGCGAGAACCACGATCTTGCCGCCGATGGTGACTTCCGCTTCGAACTGGCGCGCCGGGTTCGCGCGCCTCACGACTCGCCCTCCCCTGCGTCAGCCTTGGCCGGGACCAAAGGCACGATGGGAGAGAGCAGCGGCACCTTGTAGAAGTCGCCGATGAGTTCGCCCTTGCCGGCGGCGAAGGACGGATGTCCTTCGATCCGGATGGCACACGGCCGCTTCGGGTGTTCCTTGAGTTCGACCGCCACCGGCTTCCCGCCGATCGACTTGACCATCGCCTCGACAACGGTTCCGGCGACGGACACTTTCTCGCGCTTCCAGGCCACGATTTACGCGGACGTGTAGGTGATTGGCGCCGCGGATTCGAGGCTCAGGCTGTACCGGACTTCGCCGTTGTGCTCGCCGGTGTTCTCGTAGGACGCGACTTGGTAGACGCCCTCGTAGGTGCCCGCGCCGGGGATTACCACTTGGAACTCCCGCTGCGTATCGTTCATCGCGTAGAGCCGCAGCGTGTTGTCGACGGACGCATCCTTGTGGACGCCTTCAAGGGTGACGGCGATGTTGCGCACGCCGCCGCCCGCGAGAGCATTCCGCCAGCGGCCAACATCGTCCTGAGACGTGATGTCGACCATTTCCTGGTTGATCCGCATGGAGACGGTCTGCCCGCCGCCAATCGTGGTGAAGGTGCCCGTGCCGGTCGCGTCGACCTTCACGAGCATGGACAAGCCGAGCATTGCAGCCATGGGAGGGGCTCCATTTGTCAGTGCAGGGGGGGTGCAGTTGCCCAGGCTGCGGTTTGGGCTACTCCGCGAGCGGAGGTTCTAGGTGCGGGGGATGAGATCGACCCGGACGACGGCCTGGTAGGTGACGCCGTCAGGCTGTTGCAGGTAGTTCACGCCGCTGATGCGGCTCATGCAGGAGGCGAGCCCGGTGACCGTGAGCATCTTCTGGTGCAGCACGACGCGGATTGCCGCGACGATCTGCTTGATCTCCTTCTGTCCGCGCGCGCGCGACCAGACGTGAAGGGTGAGCGTGTGAAGGACGCCGTAGGACGGGACCGAACCGTCACCCGTGCCCGTGGTATCGTCGTCGACGTCCAGGCCCTCGCCGATCTCGACATAGGGCGGGGGCGGCGAACTGATTGCCTCGTTCGGCCACTGGTTGGGCGGGACGTGGTCGTAGATGGCCCCGCTGGCGACGTTGGCGGTCTTGAGCAGCGTGTAGACCCGCTGCTGGACGGCCCAGATGTCGACGCTCACTTCGCCACCGCCCGCGCGGCCTTGCCGAGCGCGCGGCCCAAGCGCGCCTGAACCCGTTTCTTCAGCAGCCGGAACGCCGGGAACAGGAACGGCCGTGGCGCGGAACCGGGATGCATGGCCCCTGCGAAGATGCCGCCCAGCCGGTGCTTCTTGACGCCGAACTCTTCCGCCCGCTCGAGACCCCACATCTTGCCGGAGCCCTTGCGGACCTCGACCTGCGTCGAGGCATCGCCCGCCGCCACGACCACCGCCGGCCGCCCGGGGACGGCCTCGACCTTGATGGACTGCCGGACGCGGTCGTTCTGAGAGAACCGTCGCGCCAGTCCCGCCACCTCATTCGCGCCAAGCAACGCGGCCTCAATCAACTCCCGGTCCGCCGCCGGAGCCAGACGCCGAAAGCGCGCGAACAGCCGGTCCTTGTTCGTGACCTTGATCGTGACGCCGTCCGTCATGTCCCGACCCCGGTCTCCACGACCAGCTCGCGATAGATGCCGCGGCGGTCGAGGTTGTTGTTGGAACGGATCTGGTAGGGGTTGCCGTTGATGACGGCCCGGTGCTCGTGCGTGATCGCCTTCGTGAACACGCTTGAGCGGACCTTCAGAATGCCGAGCGTGGCGCTTCCGAGCCGGCCCGCTTCCAATTGCTCGCTTCCGCGCTCCAGCCTGAGTTCGCCCCAGACCTCGCCCAGGTCGCGCCATTGCAGCGTGTAGCCGCCGCCGCCGTCCTGGATGCCTGAAACCGTGGCCGGGTCGCGTTCCGCCTGAAACAGAACCCGGTCCCTGAGCCTGCCCGCCTGCATCGTCAGAACCCTACGCGGCGGTGCTTGTTGAGAAGCGCGCGGGCCGCCAACGGAACCTCCATCACCGCCATCTGCGTCGGTGCCGTGGCCTCGCGGTTCTCATACCAGTGCGAGATCATCAGCATCATCGCGTGGCGGATGTCGGCGGGGATGTTGTTGGGGATATTCCCGTAGCCGCAGACGTAGGTGACGCTGACCGCCTTCGTGGTGTTGCCGATGTTCGGCCACTGCTGGCCGTACTTCAGCGAGACGTAGGCCCCGAGTTCGTCTTCCAGCAGTTCGTAGACGGACGTCGCGAGCGTCGTCGAGACTTCGGAGGTGTTGTAGTAGGTGACGCTCGACACTGACTGCACCGGCCATATCGGGAGCCGCAGGCAGGCGTCGAACGCCCGAAAATCCTGCCGCCATGTCTGCGTGATCAGCGCCTGCCCGGTGACGCCCTTCCACTCCTCGACATGGTCGCGCGCGGAGTCGATGTAGAACTCCACCATGTCCGCCTGGTCGAGGTCGTCGAGCCGGCAATGCTGGCGGACGAGTTCGACGTCGAGCGGCGGCGAAACCGGCGGGACTGTGCGGACGGGAGGGAACATCAGGATGCCTGTCTGGCCTCACGCTGCAACCGTTCGGCCGGATGCTTCGAGTGGTCGTACCGCTGTTCGATCTCCTCCGCAGTCGGCGGGGTTTCGCGCGGAACGAGGGTGATTTTCGCCAGTCCGTCAGGCTGCTTTTCGATCTGCACCTTGACCATGTCGTAGCCGTAGGGCTCGTCCTTCTTGGCGACCATGGCGTCCATCAGCGTCGAGTTCTCCGCGATGTGGAGGTTGACGCCCTTGGAGACCGCGAGCCCCAGCCAGAACTCGACGCAGCCCCGGCCGCGCTCGCCCTGGTGGATGTTCTCGTAGGTGAAGTCGATGCCGAACAGGCTCAGTTCCTGGACCCCGATATGGAGCGCGAACGCCACGGCATAGGCGGAGGTCGAGTTGAAGTAGACGTAGCCGTAGTGGTTGACGACGTCCTCCAGCGGAAACGCGACCGTCGAGGGATAGTCAGGATGCGGGATGCTGGTAACGATGGGCGCCGGGAACCGCTTCAGCCACTTCAGCGTCTCCGCGATGTTGCTGTCCGGCCGGGCCGCCGCGCGCGCCTCTTGGACGCGGAGATCGTCCATGTGGAAGAGGCGGTCGACATGGAAGATGCCGCCGATGGTGTTGATGCCCCAGACCTCATCCGCGACCTTGAACTTGCCGCCCAAGACCTTCGCGCGCGTGACGTAGTCGTAGAGCGACATCCCCATGCCGAGAATGGCGACGTGGTAGGGAGCGGGAAGGACGCTTTGCTTGCCCTCTTCCGCGCGCTCCGCCGTGACGATGACGGTGCGGCCGTTCATGTTGGGCTTGACGTCGGACTCCGGACCCTCCTGCCCGTACCAGCCGGTGACGATCCAGCCCGCGTCCTGCAACAGCGCCAGAAATTCCGGCCGCGTGTAATGGCGGTGGTGGAACTTGTAGTTCTTGAACGGGAAGCGCTCCTCGTTCGGCACGCTGGCGATAAGCCTTGGCGACGCCCGGTGGAGCGCCATGAGCATCGGAAGCGGGTCTTCCAGGTGCTCTATCGTCTCGAAGCAGACGGCGACGTCGAACGCATCCGTCCCGAAATCGGCGACGGCCGCGTCGGCGACGTTGTAGCTGGCATTCAGATGCGGATAGTGCTGGTTGGCGTAGTCGATCGCCTGTTCGCTGTTGTCGTAGGCTTTGACCGTGTGGCCGGCGTCCGCCAGGATCCTCGACCCGTATCCGACCCCGCAGGCGACGTCCGCGACCCGGCTTCCCGGTGGCATGAGTTCCGCCGTCCAGAAGTACCTCGCGACATGATCCCGGCGGATACCTTCCAAAGTCGGCGCAATCTGACGCTCGCCCGTATCGATCATTTGACCCCGCGCATGTTGATGTGCCACGGCTCCCGATCGCGCTCCGTAAGCTGATCGATGCCGTCGTCCGTGACCGCGAACCCGCTGGCGACAAGCAGTCGCTCAAGGGTCGCGGGCGTGTAGCCCCAGCGGTGAGCGTCTTCCCCCTCGCCACCGTGGTCTGGCCGCTGCCAGCCGTAGATGCCGGCCATTGCATGGGCGTGCTGCCGGTCGACCCATCCGGGGCATTCGGCTTGGCCCAGAAGCTGGCGGGCGTGAAACAGAAGGTCGGGAACAACGACGTGGACGATGCCACCCTCGCAGAGCACCCGACGCCACTCGGCAAGCGCCCGCGCCGCCTCGTCGATGGTGAGGTGCTCGAGCATATGGCGCGCGTAGACGTAGCCCACGCTTTCGTCCTGGAAGTTCCCCAAGTCCCAGGCCGGAGCCACAACATCGGTTGTCGCGGTCTCGCGGCAGTCGATGTTGACGAAGCCCTCCATGCGCAACGAGCCGCAGCCCATGTTGAGCATGAGCAGGGGGGTAGTGTGGTCGCGCCGAATGATCTCCGGCGCGACCTGGGCAGCCTCCACGACTTAGTTCGCCGTGGTCGAGCGGGGGGCGGAGAGCACGGCAACGGCCGAGATGAGGCCGGTGGCGCTGCCCGTGGAGTAGACGCGAGCCCGGACGTAGCGCTTCAGTCCGGAGTAGCCCACGGACTTCGCGACGTTCTGCGTCACGCCGGACGCCTTCGCGCCGGCCGCATAGCCAGCACCGGCTTCCGTGCCGTTGAGGTACACGTCCGCGACCGACGTGAAGGTCGAGGTCGTGGTGGAATCGCCCTCGTACATGATGACGTTCATGGTATCGACGGCGGACGCGGTCGTGCCGTAGCTGAACACGAACAGGCACTTGTCGTAGTCGCGCCGATCGATGAGGGCCGAAAGGCGCCCGCCGGCCGCGCCGGTCGTGCTGACCGTCTGCGGCGCGATGGCATGCAGAACCGTCACCTGGTCTTTGAAGTCACGCATGGGATGTTCCTTTCCGCGTGCAGAGTTTGGATGGGGGTTGGGGTGCGCGCCGACGGTTTAAGGCCGGCGCGCATGCGGGAAGGCGCGACTACGAGGTCGCGAACTTCATCAGCTTGTAGGCTTCGAAGTTGACGACGCCGCCGCCCGTGCGCTTAGTGGTGTAGAACTTCACGTAGGGCTTGGAGGTCAGGTTGTCGCGAAGCACGCGGATGCCCGCGCGGTCCACGATCTGATACGCCGCCTGGAAGTTGCCGAACGCCAGCGAGTAGGAGTTCGACGCCGTCGCCGGCATGTCCTCCGCGCGGGTGATCGGGTACCCAAGCAGGCTCTCCGGCTGGCCCTGCTGAAGGCCGGGCTGCCAGATGTAGCCGAGCGTGGTCGCCTCCTTGAACTTCCGGATCTGGGTGATCACGGAACGCCGCGTGACCCAGCGGGCGCCCGTGAGGTAGCCCTGCTTGACCGCGCCGACCATGTCGAACAGCTTGTCCGCCGGGGACACGGAAGCGAACGCCGCCGCCTTGCCCGAAGCGATGTAGCCGACCTGGCCCCAGGTGACGCCGGAACCGGTGTCAGCCGTGTTCGTGTAGGAGACGATGCCGCGGATGTTCACCGTGCCGTTGATGAACTGCTCGTTTTCGAAGCGGCCGAGCTTGTTCGCGACCTTGCCGGCAAGCCATCCCTCGACGTCAACGTTGGCGTCGTCGAGAAGCTGCTGCGTGGTCTTCGGCTCAGTGTCGATCCAGAAGACGGGGATGCGCCACTTGCCGACCTGCGGCGTGGTGGTATCCGAGCCCTGCGTGTGCTCACCGGCATACCCGGCCCCGGCTTCGCCAAGGTCTTCGATGCCTTCGAGCGCGTCGGTCCCGATGGTCTGGACCGAAGAGATGCCGCGCATCTCCGAGGTCTCATAGAGCTTCGTGACCATGCGGCCGCTCATGTCCGGGGTGACGAAGTAGCCACCGTCCGGGTCCGAGCCGACGCTCAGGGTCTTGCGCTCCACGTCCGGGCCGTCTGGGCCCTGGCGCAGATAGGCGTTGAGGCTCTTCGCGTAGTCGTCGAAGCCCTTCTGGTCGAGTTGGACCTGGCGATCACGCGGGAGACAGGTGCGAAGGATCTGGTTGAACGCCTTCAGTTCGGCTTCGGACTTGCCGCCTTCGCCGCCGTTGGGCCTCGAAAAACGAAGCTCCAAATCCTCACGCTCGCGGCGCTCGGCATCGAGCTTCTTCTCCAGCGCCGCCTTGGCCTCGACCTGGCCGTCCAGCGCCTTCTCGATCTTGTCGAGCTTTTCGGCGGTGATCGGGTCGGCGGAGCCCTTCTTCTCGAGCTGCTTGAGCCGTTCGTCGTTCGCCGACTTGAAGTCTTCGAACGTCTTGCCCTGGGTTTCGATCAGGGACTTGATTTCGGCCATGTCACTCATGGTCGTCATCCTTTCGGTTTGAGAATTGCGATGTTGCGTTGGAGGAGTTCCAACAGTTCATCGGCGCCGTCCTCATCCCGAGGGTCCGAAGCCTTAAAGCCGCGAGCCGCGATGGCCTTGGCGGCAGCATTCGAGAACCCTGCATCCCGCAGAAGATCCTCGAAATCTCGAATGGTCTTGACGTCCCCAGCCGCCTTCACGCCCGTCACGCGAGCCTTCGGGTTGGCGGGGTTGGTGACGAGGGAAACTTCGAACAGGTCCACCGCCTTCAGCGTCCGGCGCGGGTCTTCGGGCTTCGATCGCATCGTCCACTCCACAGCGCGATAGCCGATGGACAGCCCATTGATGGCGGGGCGCGACATCTTCATCAGCGCATAGGCGTCGCGGCCGCGCTGCGTGTCCGCGAGCTGGCCCTCGACGTACAGGCCCTTGTCGTCTTCGTGCATTTCCGTCCAGATGCCGACCGGCATGTTGTCGTCGCCGCCCAGCATGGAGCCGTGCTGCAGGAGCATCGCCGGCCAGTTGCCGGAGCGCTCGGCTTCCTTCAGCGTCTTAGCGAAGGCTCCGGGGGCGATCACATCGCCGTAGGAATCGACATTGTTGAAGCGGGCGCCATAGCCTTTGAACGACATGGTCGAGGCGTCGCCGGAGAACTTGAACTCCGCCGACTGGACGAAATGCTCCACGCGCCCGCGCGCGTCTTTGCGCTCGATCGTCATCGCTCATTCTCCGGTAGGCAGAGTTTCCAGCGCCGCCACGCGCTCGCGGGCCTCATTGAGGCTGAGGCCTTCCTGCTTGGCGATGAAGCGGGACACGGCTTCGCGGCTCTGGTTGACCTTGAACTCGTTGGGTTGATGCTTGGCGGGATGGGCGGACCAGATCCGCGCTTCGTAGGGGCCAAGCCGCCAATGCTCAGTCACGCCCCGGCTGTCTTCGGTGCGGTCGACGCACGTCCACATCGCTCATTCTCCGGGGAGGTATTCGATGATGAAGTTGTCGACCGTCAGCGACGCCGACCCGTCACCAAGCTGGCCTCGGATAGTCAGGTCCACAGCCTGCGTATAGTCGTCGGTGCCGACCGCGTCGCGCACCCCATCGGAAGATGAGAAGCCGAGCCCCACCACGGCCGCCGCATCTGCAGTTATCTGAGCCTGGAAGGTGAGCATCAACCAGTTGGGCGCCGGGCTCGTGATGACTGCAATCTGAGTTTCACCGAGCCAGACCGTGCCTTCCCAGTTGAACTCTTCCGGCGTCTCGCTCGACCGGAACGTCACCGCGCCCTTCAACTGCCCGCGCGCCAGAAGCGCCGGAAGGGTGACGGTATGGATGATGGTCTGATCCGTCGTGCCCGTGAGCGGGTCGATTGCCGCTTCCGGGACAACCATTGTCCAGCCGCCACTCGGCTCAGGCTCAGGGTCCGGATCACCGCCGCCGCCTCCAACCGCGCCGCCGCCAACGTAGACGTAGCGGCTGTCTCCCTGATCGCCCTTGTCGCCTTTGTTGCCCTTCGGGCCCTTGACGTCGCCAAGGAAGCTGCGGCCGTCCGTGAGAGAGACCTTCAGGACGCCGTTGCGGATTTCGACTTCCGAGACCCCGACGCCGTCTTCGCCGTCGCGCCCGTCCTTGCCATCCTTTCCGGGATCGCCCTTTGGCCCGCGCGGGCCAACCTCGCCGTTCTTGCCGTCAACGCCGTTCCATCCATCGCGACCGTCGACGCCATGCCGGCCATCGTTGCCGTCGATGCCGTCGCGACCGTCCAGGCCGGCGTCACCCTTCTCGCCCTTGGGACCGGGTATCTTGATCGCCACGTCGTTCGCGCACTTGCGCGACACCGCGATGATCGTTGCCAGTTCTTCAGCGGTCATTCTTCAGCCAGTCGACAAGGGTTGATGCGAGCCCGGCGTCATCGCCGCGCGTCCCGTTCGGTGTGTTGAGATAGTTGGCAACCGCCGCCTTCACGGCCTTGCCCTCTTCGTCATCCGCAGGCGGCTTCGCCCCGCCCTCAGGCTCGGGAGCGGCCATCATCGCCGCCGGCGGGTACAACTCGTCTCCGCCTTCAAGCGGCGGCATGTCCGACAGACGGCGGATTTCGTTCTGCGTCATCCAGGCCGGGCCGCCGCCAGCGCCCAGCGCCTTCGCGTAGTACTCCGCCTGGTCCTTCGCCGCGCCGCGCATGAGCGCGTTGGGATCGAAGCGCACGCTGTAGCCATCGCGACGCCACTCGTCTTCCGTGAGCAGGTTCACGTCCGCCGACTGCTGCAAGCGCTCGTACCAGGGCGAGAGCGTATGCACGACGTGGGCGATGAACATCTGCTCGGCAGAGGCGTAGGTCGCGGCCTTGTCCGCCTGCCCGATCATGATCGGCATCACCCGGAAGGCGCGCGCGATGTCCTCCACCTGGTGCTTGCGCGTCTCGAGCATCTGGGCATCGACGCCCGTCATCCCGAAGCGGCTGTAGGTGGCGGACCCGTCCATCACGAGGTCGCGGCCGGCGCGCTCGCCGCCCGGCGCATGAAGGTCCAGCCACTTCGACAGGAACTGGAACTTCTCCGGGCTCAGGTCTTCCTTGACCGCCAGCATGCCCGTCGTGTTGTTGCTCTTGCCCGTGAACTCAGACTGCTTGCTTTCCGTCGCCATCGCGAGGCCGATCGCCTCACGGGCGAGCCGCGTGATGTCCAGCCCCAGCCAGGAGTTCCACGACGGCCCCTTGACGTGCCAGATGGCTTCCTGGGGAAACTCTTGCGCCTCACCTGCGGGCGAGCGGACCTTGTAGCGAATGCGCGCCGTCTTCTCGTCGCGCTCCACCGTCACCCAGCCGGGCTCGATGGGGATGAGTTCGCGAAGCTCGCGATTGGTCCCTACCCTACCCTCGAACACGAAGGCGTTGCCGGTCAGGATCGTGTGAAACAGGATCGTTTCGCGGAACTCGAAACTCGTCTGCCACTTGTTCGGCTGGCGGAACAGCAACGGGTAGAGCGGGTGGTCCCTTGCCGGCTGCTTGTCGTCGCCGATGTCGCGGTACACCCGCCACGGAACCTGCGCCACGCCCTCCGCAATCACCCGGCAGCACGCCAGCACCGCCGTCACATCCAGCGCCGAAGACCAGCTTACCGTGGCCCCGGAGCGCGTCTCCCTGCCGCCATAAATGGCCTTGAACAGGTCAAGCGACGAAGTGATTTCCGCCTTCTTTTCACGTCCGAAGAGGCGATTCCAGAACCCCATGTCCGCCGCCTCGTCCTATCACTTCCCAGAAGTGGGGTTTCGCAGGCGGTTCCGCCGTGCCGGCCACCGCCGTCGCCATCGCCAGCGTCACCATGCCGTCGATGCGGCCGCGACTGTTCGCCTTCGAAAGCTTCCGATTGCCCGCGGGGTCCGATTGCACCACCGCATTCGCCGCGCACATCGCCAGCACCGGGTGTCCACCGTGCGCCAGCCGCGCGTTCACGATCAGCGCCTCGAGGTCGCGTAGCGCCGGGCTCATGCTCTGGAAGCCCTGCCCGAACTCGACGAACTTCGCCTCGATCTCCGCTTCGTCGAACCCGGCCCTGAGCAACCACGGCTTCAGGTGCCGGAAATTCCATCGGTCGAACGCGATCTGGCGCACGTCCAGTTCGTCGCATACCGTCCGGAGATACCCGGCCACATACTCGTATTCGACCGTCTTTGCCCCTGCGATGGCCCTCAGGTGGCCTTCCCGAGCCCAGAGGTCATACGGAACCCGGTCGTGCTGCGAACGCTCCCTGAGGCCCTCCCCGGGAAGCCAGAACGTCGGCTTGACGTGCCAGACCCCGTCCACCTGAGCCATGAGCACAAGCGCCGTCAGGTCTCTGGCTTCCGAGAGGTCGAGGCCGCCGAACACCGGCACGCCCTTGAAGCTCTCCGCCACCGGCCCCGCGCATGCCTGCCACAGGCCCCGGCTCACGAACGGGCTGTTGATCTCCACCCGCTGGTTGAGCACCAGGTTCCGGTATTCCGACTCCCGGCTCGGCATCCGGCGGGCGTCCTCCGCCATCGCCAGAACCTCAGTCGCGTTCAGGAAGTCGCCGAACGCCGGGTTGGCCTCGCGTATCGCCTCTTCCGAAAACGGGTCGAGGTCCACGTCCGCCGTGTAGAGGCTCAGCACCACGCGGGGATCGTTCTCCGCCCTCGCGTCGTCGATCAGCACCGACAACAGGTCCGCGTCCGTTGGCGCCTGCGTCGAGATCACAATGGACAGCGGGCTTTCGTGCGCGCCAACCGCCGTCTCAAGGGCGTCGTAGAGTTGGGACCGCGGTCCCTTCACCTGCCCCAGCTCGTCATGCACGATGAAGATCGGGGACAGGCCGTAGGCCGTCGAGGCTTCCGCCGAAAGCGCCTTGTAGAGCGTCCCCAACTCCGGGCAGTAGAGTTCCTTGATCGTGTCCCGGATCGTGATGAAGCCATGCAACGTCGGCGACTGCCGGACGATCTTGGCCGCGAGGTTGAAGAGGATCGCCGCCTGGTCCCGCGACTGAGCCGCGCTGTTGAGCTGCGAGTTCGCCCGCGCCTCAGGCCCGCACAGGTGGAGCAGCAACAGGAACGCCGCCAGCGTCGTCTTCGCGTTCTTCCGCCCGAAGCTCACGATCGCCCGCCGCGTGCCGTGCGGGTTGTCGTAGATCTTCCGGAGCGTGTCCTTCTGCCACTCCCGGAGCGCCACCGGCTTGCCTACGTCGCGGCCTTCCGGGATGCGCGCATGCGCCTCAATCCACTTGATGTTCCGCTCGCCACGGCTCTTCGCCGCCGGCTTAGTCTTCCCACGGCCGCTTCGCAGTGGTGCCTTTTTTCCGCGACTTGTCATAGGTACTCTGCTGGCTTAGACGCATCCGGGTGGCCAGCAACGATATCGCCCGCCCCTCGCGTTCTTGCATCTTGAACAACCGATCGAGTGTCTTCGATGAAGCCAGCAGCACCGCCGCGCGCGGCGTGCCTTCGTTGACTTCGCGCTCCATCGCGGTCTCCGCAGCCTGGATCATTTGCGCGACCTTGCGCTGCGATACGACATGGCGGCAGTACGCCGTCAGCATCCCCCACGTCTCTCGAGGAAACCAGTCCGCGGGCATGCGGTTCACCACCGCCCGCCACTCATCCGACTGCTCGTCAGTCAAGTCGTAAGGAGCGTCAGGACGGCAGACTGTCTCAATCGGATTGGTGCGATGCACACTTAAAGCGTTGGATGAAGTTCGCCCGCGATCGCCCATTCATCAAATATCCTGAAGTGTAAAACCAACAGACGGGGCGTTTATGTGAAGTTGCG